GATGAAAACGGCGAAACAACTATTATTACCTTCCCTCTTAATAGCTTTACTTTCTAGCTGCGTTTTACTTGACTCCAAATACTCGCTAGAAAATTTTAAGATAACCCGACTAGCAGAAATCGCTTCTGTTTTGAATACGGAGCTTTGGGAGCTACCTAAACCTAAAACAAAACCCGTTGTCGCTGTTTATCCTAGTTCATTTTTAGATCAAACCGGTCAGCGTCGTAGCAATAGCACCTTTGCTACCTTTAGTACGGCGGTCACGCAAGCACCGTATACGCTTTTGATACAGGCGCTTAAGCATACCGCCCAAGGTGATTTCTTTGAAGTCGTCGAACGTATCGGGCTCGACAACCTAAGTAAAGAACGCCAACTCATTCGCTCTACCAGAGAAAGTTTTGATGAACCGCAAAAGCTCAAACCGTTAATGTTTGCAGGCATTATTTTTGAAGGTGCAGTAGTAAGTTATGAAAGTAACATAAGATCAGGCGGTACGGGCGGAAGAGTATTGGGTATCGGCATGAGCAGAAGTTACCGGCAAGACACAGTTACCGTAAGCCTGAGAACCGTATCTGTTTTGACCGGACGCATACTTACAGAAGTCACAACAACCAAAAGCATATTAAGTGTTGGAATAAATGAGGACGTATTTAGATTCGTGTTCAATTCAACTGAACTTGTCGAAATTGAAAACGGAAATGTCGAGAACGAATCGATTACCATCGCTTTACAATCAGCTATTGAAATGGCAGTTTTAAAGACAGTTGAAAAAGGTATAATAAAAAATTATTGGAGTTACAAGGATGTTTAAATATTTTTTATTGTTCTTTGCTGGCTTAATCTTTTCGGCAGACAACGAAACGTCAATCGATCAAGTTGGCAACACTATAAATATTGATGTGGAACAATTAGGTTCTGGCAATATTATAGGTGGTGCCACAGCAGCAGCAGGCAGTATGACTCCTCTGGATTTAGACGGGGTGACAATGACTTTAGACATCAATCAGATAGGGTCAAGCAACTTATTCAAAGGTGATATCTACGCTGATTCCTATACAGGTTTTTTTGAGTTTAGCGGTTCGTCTAACATTTTTGATATTCAAACAGATCCAAACAATACCTACGGAGCTGATTCTAGCAACGTCAACATTCAAGTGACAGGATCATCAAACGACATGTCGTTAGATCAAGCAACCGCAGCTATGGCATCTACACTTGATTTAGATTGGATTATCAACGGTTCAAACAACACCATAGATTCCGATATAGATGTAGACTTAGCAACTAACTATATGGATGTAGACGGTTCGGATAATACGATAAACTACAACGGTGACGGCTATCAAGGCGGTTATTTTTATTTAGATCATACAGGCGGTTCAAGAACGTTAAATGTTACACAAGCTTCTACTTTGGATAACGATTGGTTACGGGTCATTAGTAACGGCTCAAATGGATCTTTCTGCATTATCCAAAACGACCAAGGCACAGCCACAAGTTGTCCTTGATGTTGGGTCAGTAGAAGAAGTATCAGGCTTTGCCCAGATAGAAAGGGACGAATCTTTTGCTGTGATTCAAGACTTTGTTGTGCAATCCTACGACAAAGCACAAACCGAGGCAGGTCGTATGGGTATACGCTTTGTCGACGATACCACCATTAAAATTACTGAAAACTCTATGGTTATCATAGACGAGTTTGTTTTTGATCCAGACCCATCAAAATCAAAACTAGCCGTCAACTTTTTAAAAGGTACAGCTCGTTTTACCACAGGCCTGACAGGTAAAGTAGCTAAAGAAAATATGGTGCTAAGAACCAACTCTGCTACGGTGGGAATAAGAGGCACAGATTTTAGCGTTACCGTTAACCCAGACACATCGGAGTCTTTATTTATATTGCTACCAGATCAAGACGGAACACCATCAGGAGAAATATCAATAACAACCGATATGGGCACGGTTGTGTTAAACCAAGCTTTTCAAGCTACTACTACCACCACATTAGAAAGCGCACCTAGCGAACCCGTGATACTAGACTTATCGTTAGACTTCATAGATAACATGCTTATCGTAACGCCGCCTAAACGTTCCAGATCTCTCGACGAAGAACAAGGAACCTCAGACAAAGTGGATCCAATATTAGATTTCAACGAACTAGATATTGATTATCTAGCTGAGGAAAACTTGGGCGAAGAAGGACTAGAGTTTACGGAGTTAGACTACGATGCGCTAAACGTAAACTTCTTGGAAGACTTGTTAGATATCATAAGCGAACTAGATAAAATAAACGAAGAAGATCAGTTAGCACAAGAGGCTACATCCACCAGCATCAAAGGCACAGCAGTCGGACAAGATACAAAAACACAAATAACTACCATAGTCACCGGAGAAAAAATAAAATTAAGCAGAGTTGTAGGCTCAAGCGCAGCTATAAACATAGATAGCGGCAACAGTTACACCGTCGTGCTAGAACAAGACGGCGTAGTAAACGAAGTAAAAGTCAACGGCGGCAGCGCATCAACGATTGTCATTAGACAAAGCTCAGGATAAAAACTAGAATTAGAAACCATGACAAAGGTATTTTTAGGCGTAATTGTTGTGTTGCTTTCCTTATGTGGTTTTTTGTATTATCAAAACCAATCTCTATCTAGTTTGAACGTAGCGTTTGAACTGCGCGATCAAGAGCAAAAAGCAGCCATAGAATCTTTGCAAGATGACTTTAAGGTGCAGACCGAAGGGTTATTAGACATCCAAAGAAAAAATCAACAAATAGAACAAGAAATGAATAGATACCTTGATATATTCAAAAGACACAATCTAAGCAAACTTGCTGCGGCAAAGCCAGGCTTAATAGAAACGAGAGTAAACAATGGCACAAAAGAAGTATTTGATAGCATTGAACAAGACAGTCGTAACATTGATAGTCTTGATGACGGTTTACAGTTGCGGCCTGATTCCTAAAAAGGTTGACGTCGTTTCTAAACCGCTAGAAAGAACCATAGCACAACCAATATTGCCAAGAGGTTTGGATCTCAAAGAACCTTATTGGTATGTAGTATCAGAAAAAAATATAGACGAGTTTTTAGAAAAATTAAAAAAAGAAGAGGGTAGATTAGTGTTTGTGGCGATGTCTGTGCCTGACTACGAGCTGATGGCTTACAACATGCAAGAACTAAAAAGATATATAAACGAGCTAAAAGAAGTGGTAGTTTATTACCGTATGGTAACTACAAAATAGGAGATCACATGAAAACCTCAGCAGAAGGCAAGGCTTTGATTAAAAAATTTGAAGGTTGCGAACTAGAAAGTTATTTATGTCCAGCGGGTGTTTGGACGGTCGGTTATGGCACAACTAAAAACGTGATCGAGGGCATGACAATAACACAAGATATGGCAGAAGAAATGCTTGATAGGGATTTATTAGAGTTTGAAGAGTACATCGACAAATTGGTACAAGTCCCGTTAGATCAATCACAATACGATGCGTTAGTTGCTTGGACTTATAATTTAGGACCAACCAATCTCAAATCATCAACCATGTTAAAAGTTTTAAACGATAACAACTACGACGAAGTGCCCGCTCAAATGCGTCGATGGAATAAATCCAACGGCGAAGTCTTAAACGGTTTAGTGCGAAGAAGAGAGGCAGAATCTTTGTTGTTTCAGGGTAAGGAATGGCACGAAGTATAACGATATGTAATACTACCGCTAGGCGATTTAAGCTTAGAGTTAGGTGGTTATTACGTCACTACCTAATCACCTAGCTCGACTATGAGTGATATATCATTTAAAGATTTTGACATACTCTCAGAGCAAGATAAGGCAGAGGCTTTAGCTCTTTTAAACCGTTACGATCAATTAGACAAACAAGATAGTTGTCAAAGTGATTTTATGTCTTTTGTAAAACACATGTGGCCAGATTTTATAGAAGGTCGACATCACAAAATTATTGCCGAAAAATTTAATAAAATAGCACAGGGAAAATGCAAAAGACTCATTGTGTGTTTGCCACCAAGACACTCTAAATCAGAGTTTGCCTCAACGTTTTTTCCTGCGTGGATGATGGGTAAAAAAGGTAATCTTAAAATTATTCAAACGACACACACCGCAGAGTTGGCAGTGCGATTCGGTCGTAGAGTAAGAAACATAATAGATAGCGAAGACTACCAACATATATTTCCTGATTTAAAACTTCAAGCCGATAATAAATCTGCGGGACGTTGGACAACCAATAAAGAAGGCGAAAGTTTTTACGCAGGTGTGGGCGGAGCGATTACAGGTCGTGGTGCAGATCTGCTAATTATTGATGATCCACACTCAGAGCAAGATGCTTTGTCACCGAAAGCGATG